GTCCTTTCACTTGCATATTCCAAGCAATACTTATACGTTTGTTATTAGACTTGTTTGTATTAACCCGATGTGGCAACCATGAAGGAAAAAATAGTGCTCTATTTGCTTTTGACGCATAACCTAACAGGCTACAATTAACAACATTAACTTCTTTTTTTCTTGGCACAATTACATCAGCGGCAGGTCGTGGATCATGAAAAAGTATACTCGCACCTTGGTCTGATTGTAAATAATATGTGCCACTTAAAAAATTATTAGAGTGTGTGTGCTCTGGATGATATTCGTTAGATTTTAATACATTTGCCCACATATCAGTAATGATTAAATCTTCTATATTATAACCTAATTTATTACAAATATCTTTACCAGTCTTTACAACTAAATCTGAAAAATATTTAAACTCTTTTTTTGTTTGTAAGTTTGCTGACCTTGTTTGCCAGTTATCGTCATAATCTCTCTCTGACCATAACTCGTTAATATATTTTTTCATATTAAGTACAGTTGATATCTCTGCTGATGTTACCTGTGGTAAAAAATTATCTAATATGAATAGATTAGTTGCGAATATTTTTTGATGTTCCATAAGTCTCCAAGTTCCTTTTTATTCTTCTTCTATATAAAACATTCATAATATAATACAAAGGATAAAGCAACGGAACACGATAACAATGTTTTCCTCTTACGATTAACATATGCCATATCCAACTTCCTTGTGAATGACTAAACCCAACGCAGCCTAAAAAACTTCTAGATTGCTCCACTTGTAAACTTCTTCCACTCTATTGCATTTTTAATTAAAAATGTTCTATTATTAATACTTCTTAAAACCTGTTCAAGGTAAGTTGTAACTTGTTTTAGATATGCAGCTTTTTGGTCTGCCTTTTGTAGTTCTTCATCTGAATCCATATAGATATGTACATCTGCTTTTAGTATTTTTAAATCAAATGGTTTCTCTGCATATACCGATGGGTCCGATTTGCCTGTATAGTATTCCCACTTATGCCTTTTTAAAAGGTTGTAATCATATTCGGCCTTCTTTAGTAGTAAAGAAAACTTATTAAAATGTTGTAGGTACTTATTATGTAATAAAGGTATTTTAATTGATTCAGCGTCTAATTCGGTATCATCAAGTTTAAAATCTTTATCTACTTGTTGTTGTAATTCTTCTAATGTCATAGTGTATATTATATCACCTTTTGGTAGTTTTGTCAAGGCTTTCAACCAATTCTTTTTGTGTAATATAGGTAAGATTATTACAGTCTTTCCATTCTTCTATTTCACAATCAATTGCTGAAGTGCCAACAGAATTAATATTTACTTTATAAAATTGTATATCCTTAAACTTATTAAATGTGTTTTTGTGTTGTAGTATCCAATTAAATGTTTCGTCTGGATTATCAGGTCTGGCGTAATGAGCATTCTTTTCAGCATATCCATTTGTACCAGCATAAACATTGTTTATTTTATTATTTAAACTATATAAATCATGGCCGATAATATATACCTGTTTTGCACCCAACTCACAAGCAAGATAAATGCTTCTTGAACCTGTTGCATATGCAAAGCCATCTACATCTGGCTCTATGTCTTTTACCTTATCATTGTCGGTTATTCCGGTGATATAGGTTACGCCTAAATTATGCCCTTTTGTAAGTGTAAATACTCCATCAGCACCATGATATACTACTTGTTCACTATCATTCCAAACAATGTCAGTTTTATCTGCCATAGTTTTTAACATTTCTTTTGCAACAAATATCGGAACAGGTGTCCAGTATCCTAAATAACAAGTATGTTTATGTGCATATCCTGACCGATATATTTCGTGACCTATTCTTGAATCTAATCCCACAACAATATCTGGTGTGAAATCACGATAGATTGCGTTACAACCTATTACTGTTCCGTGTTTTTTGAAATCGTCTAGATTTAGACTTTTACGAGAATTGCCATTACCAAAACAAAACGCTGTCGTCATTATATATCATCCTATATTTTTACTACTATGAAGTAGATATTTGTACTATATCATAATTCATATAATTAAAACTAACCGAAGCATTTAAATAATCTACATCAGTTTGTCTTACATCATAATTTAAACCGCCCAAAGATGTTGGATAAACATTTTGAAATCTTATTTCTGTTTTAGCAATATTCTTACTATTTAAAACTGTGAGTATTGCGTCTGAATATATACCACCTTCATTCAAAGGTTGTGGTGTAGAGGTGCCAGTTGCAGCTGTACTTCTAGAAGAACCAGGAAATCTATCACTACCAGCAGATTGTAAATCTTGAAACTGCTGATTGTTACTAGGAAATCCTAAACCAAGTATCCAGTCATGTATCTCTTTATAGTTGTTTAAATTTTCATCAACAAGAAATGACATATCAAGAGAAGCATAAGTTATCTTATCACCAGGCAGAGGTATATCATACAAAGGATTAGGTTGTGTTGCTGAACCTAGACTGATACCAGGTATATTAGCACTCTGTACAAAAAACTCTACTGTTGGAAGTTTGGTACACTTGAACCTAAACTGAATAGGACTAGCATAATCACTTTTAGAAGGTTCTCTTTGAATTACATTTGTTGTTGTCATACTACTATTTATAATAGTTTTTAGGGGGGTACTATCATATGACCGTGGTCTCTTTTCCGACCTAGGCGGCGGCTATGACAATCTTTTTTCCAAGAAAGGCTTAAAAAAAGGGGCCGAAGCCCCTTTTTCTATTTTTCGAGAGGAATCGAAATTACATAATGTTTGTAACTTTAACTCGTCTGTAGTATAAGTTTTGACTTGCAGAAGCAACAGCACCAGAGTTATCTAATGCGCCATCTCCACCAGAGTGTGCGAAAGGATTTTGAACCATTCCGTATCTAGTTTTGAATCCAATTTTTGGTTGGAAACTGTCTTGACCAACTGCTCTCACCATTTGTAGTGGAACATATGGGCAATAGAACAAACCAGAATCGTAAGGTGAAGTTCCTTTGTAACCAATTACATAGTACTGACTAGCAGATATGTTCGCTGCATATGGATCAACATATACTTTGAATTTACCGTTTAGTACACCAGCAAAAGTATTACCTGTGTCATCAACATTTAAGTTAGAGTTTAACGCAGGAGCGTAATCTAAAACACCAGCCATTTGCAAAGCAGAAGCAACATCAGCAGAACAAATAATAATGTTCCCTTTACCTCTTCTTGTTTGTTGACCGATAGCGTTAGCGTCTCTTTCTAGTTGATATAACAACCCTTTAAACTTCTCAACTGACCAACGACCATTTGAGTCTGTATCTAAATCAAAGATACCAGCAGTAGTTGTATTTACTTGAGCACCCGCTTTTGCGTGTGAGTAAATAGTTCTTACTACTTCTCTGTTGATTTCAGCAAGAATTTCACTTGAAAGGATGTTTGCAAGTTCTGTTTCAGCGTCTAGACCGTGGATTGCTTTTAAGTCTTGAGCAAGTTCCATAGTATACTCTGCTTTTAGAGCTCTAGATTTTGCAGTAACAGTTACTTTGTCGATTGAGAAAGCCATTTCAGCAAACTCATCTGATCCGTCACCAAGTGTTTCTGCTTGTGCAGTTGACATACCAGAACCAGTAGTATAAGTACCAGCTGATGGTGAGTCGTTTAATGTTGCAGGGTTAGTACCCGCTTGAGCGTCAGGTGAACCTGTATCGCCAGCAGCGTCTCTAGCAGAGAAATCTGAATCTGCTTCATTGAATAGTGCTTCTGCACCAGCCTGTGAACCGAATCTTGATTTCATAGCAAAGATTAATCCTGTTGGACCACTCATTGGTTGTACGCCACAAACATCATAAGCAATTAGGTTAGGCATTGCTCTTCGTACTAAAGAAATTAGTACAGGATCCCAGTTAGCTGCCGCAGCTGTGCTATTCGCAGGCGCCGCTTCAGTCATAAACTCTGAGTCTTCCCTTACTGCTTTTTCTTGGTTCTCAAGAATAACAGTTGTAACAGCACGCTTATAGCTATCACCGATTTTTGGTAAATCTGGATGCTCTAATACTGGCTGCCACTTTTCTTGTAAAT